ATGATGGCTGTCTGTTTTGTGTCGTTGTCGTTGCTCATGTGTTTTTGCTCCTTCGTGAGTCCCAGAAATGTGCCGCGCCTTTTTCGATGTCGCGCCGCCCGATGAATCGCCCGCGACTGTCCACCGCGATGCCCATTTTGTTTCGGCTGTAAGTCGTCTCATCGACGGCCTGCCTCCGCTTCGGCTTTGCGATTTCGAGGTGCACGTCTTTGCGGCGGGTCGGAATTCCTGATGTTCTCTCGCGTGGTTTCATTAGTTGTTGATTGCGTCGCTGAGTCCGCCCGCGAGCTTGTCGGCCAGCGGCGTGACGTTGATCTCTGCTGGGATGTCCCGCGCTTCTTCGGCGGTTCGCAGTCCCTTGAGAATGTCGCCGAACTGGTCGCGGAGAAGGAAACCCCGTGCGCGGAATTTCATCATGCGCTTCGGGTAGTCGGTCCACGGTCCGGCCTTGCCCCAAAGTTTTGCGGCCTTTGCATCGCCGCAGGTGAACGTCTCGCTCGCTGCGTCGAATCCTTTGCGCTGCACGGTGACGGTGAAGCCGTGCGAATCCTTGCCCGGCTCGCCGACCTCCTGCTCTTTGTAGCTCACTAGCTGCCCGCTGGAGCGGACCAGCGCCAGCGCCGCGTCGCCGTAGATTGCCGGGCGACCGTTAATCACGGCCATGTTTTGCAGCGCCGCCATCGGCGTCAGTCCGATTTCCATCCCAAACTGGATGGCAATCATTACGCTCTCGGGTTTCTCCATGCCCTTCGGTGCCCAGCCCGATGCGACAACGGCCCGGGCGAAGCGGAAAGCTTCGTCGATTGATTGGAGCTGCACGCCGTGTTGGCCGAACTGAATCGGTGCTTTGGTAGCGGTCTCTGCGACCGCGATCTCGTTTGTTTTTACGTTGTCCATGTTAGTGTATCGTGTGTGTGTTTCGTGTGTCCCGCCGGTCGTCGTTGGCCGGCGGGTTTTCCTTTTGGGGAAATAGTTGCTGGCGTATTTTCGCACCGCCACCAGCGGCGTCGTAGGGTTCTGGTTTACGTCGATACCGGCGACAAAGATCAGAACGGCACGTTCTCGCCGTCGTCTGCCGGCTGCGTCGCCAGCACGATTGGAGCGCCGCTCTTGCGCTGATGCCAGAGCGTGCGGCACGCGTTCTTGAGAAGCGTGTCGGCCTCGCGCGGAGCGAACGGCGTCCCGTCCTTCTTGAGCTGCGCCGGGCGCTCGGTGCCATACCAGAGCAGTTGTTTGTCGGTCAGCGAGCTAAGCGGCGTCCCGGTGTTCTTGCCGAAGTGGACCTCCACACTGCCCGCGTCCGCGATTGCAATCGCCGGGAGTGGCAGAGTGTCCGGCGTCGCGGTCGTTGCGGTTGCAGTCGTCAGGCTGGGCATCGGCTTCGGCTTTTCGAGAGCCTCACGAATGGCGCGAAGTTCGGTTAAGAGTGAGAGATGTTGTTCGTTGGTCATAAAATTAGATCGTGCCTTTCATGGCGGCGAGTGCGTGCCGAGCGCGGCTCTGCGCCCATGCTTGAAAGCTATCGCTCATGTCGCCCCATGTGTGAGGCTTGGCGTTGGCGATGTTTGCAAGCTCAGCCTCGGCTTTCTCGGCGCGGGCGATGGCTTCATTGCACCGAGGCTCTTGTCGCTGGATGATTTTATATCGGTGCTGCGAAAGAAACTCACAATCAGCGATTCGTTTATTCGCGGCGGCGAGTTCGCGTTCGAGGGTGCGAGCGACCTCCGCCGAAACGTATTGCTCATTTGGTGGGCCAGAGTCGTTGCCTGCTGGCCTGACCCACTCAAGGGCGGCATCCGTTCTAGGCGTCGGCGCGAGGGTGGGCGTGGGCGTGCCAGCAAACGGCTTGGGCCATTCGGGTGTGCCCGCGTGGGGCGTGGGTTGGTCGGGTGGGTTCATTTTGAAAGCGCCTTGACGCGCACGCCGTAGCTCTTGGTTGCCGCCTTCAGGTGCCCGCGCGGTCCGCCGTTGTGGATTCTGGCAAGCCCCTCGACGTCGCCCGCAGCCCACGCCTCGGGCGCGTATCGCTTGAGGTATGCGGTTGCGACGCGCTTGGAGTAGTCGAGATCGGCCACTCGGCTGTAATCGCCGGCCACGCGTGAGTCCGCGTGGTATGCGCGATGAATCTGCAACGGTCCGAGCGCCTTGCCGCCGTCGCCGAGGATTGGCCCGGTGCGGCCGCTCGTCTCGACTACGTGCAGAGCGCGGAAGAAGCTATCAGGTGGCGCTGCGTGCGCGGTTGCGCAGAGCGCGAGGAGGAGGAGCGTGGATTTCATTTCGAGAGTTTCGCTGCGTTGCGCTTCGCCGCTGCAATCTGCTTCGCCGTGCAGCCCGCGCCGATGCTTTCAGCGAGAGCGATTGCGCGGTCAGCGCGTGCTTGATCGGGTGCGGTGATCGCGAGGATCAGCGCTTGGGTAAGAGCGGTGGTCGGGCTCATGCGCGGAAGATCGGAGCCATCGAGTATTTGCCGAGCGCAAAAACGTATTCGCCTTGGTCGTCGGTCATTACCTTTTTGCGGCTCACGTTGCCCTGCGCTTTGAGGGTGACGAAGGAGCCTTTGCGCTCGATCACTTCCACCGAAAAGATGCAGTCGTAATCGCAAACGCTGCGAGCCTTGAGGGTTTGTCCTGCTTGAATCGTGTTGGTCATTTTTGATTTTGTCGTCGGGTTAATTCCCTCCGATGAGCAAACCATACACATCCGCCCGACGATGTGAAGCCAAATGTGCGCGAAGTATCGCACGCAATCCGTGCGCGTTGATAATCAACGACTTACGTCTGAACAAAAAACAGACTCAGCGCGGAATCACTGCACGAAATGAATCGTGAAACGCCGCAAGCCTGCGGAGATGTTTGAGCCGTCAACGGTGGCGACTTGAAAGACCGTGTCGTTGGAGTTGTTGCCAGCTGCCGAATAGTCGTGCGCGATTAACATCTCGTTTACCGGCGAGACGCACGCGGCCAAAACGTAGTCCTGCACCGTGCCGAGCGAGTGCGTGAAGGTGAACGTCTCGGTTGGTGAGCCGCCCGCGAGGCTCTGAACGTGCGAAAAGCGATTGATGCCGAGGTTTGCGCGAGCGGTGGACGGGCTGGCAACGTCGGAGAGGTTCGAGGCTTTCTGGGCTGCGCCGGTGATGCGGGTGTCGTTGCCTTCGGCGACGGATTCGGCGGCAGTTCCAAAGACAAGCCCGAGCGATGCGAAGCCGTTTGCGTTGCCGAAATAAGTCCATGCGCTCGCGACTCCGCTGCGATTGACTGAGCGCACGCGAACATGGCCGGCTTGCAGAGTTGCGTTGTAAAAGGTGAACCTCGCTTCGAAAATTTCAGCGTATCCCCAACTGTAATCCACCGCCGCGTCGGAGTTCGTGAGCGTCGCCTTGACCTCGTAGTAAGCAAAATCTTGCTCTGTGTTTTCCTGCCACTCGGCAAGCGAACCGAACGCAAAGACTGCTCCAATTTTGCGCGGCTCCACGTTTGGAGACAACGCCGGCGAAAGCGCAATCGGTGCGGCTGGCGCGGTCGTGTTACTCGGCGCGGTCTGACTGAGCAAAGACGAAACGGGCGACAACGCTCCCGAGAACGAAATGCCTCGCGCTGCGAATTGATAAGCCTCGCCGACGGAAAGATCGTCAATCGTGACGGCGTAGGAGACTGACGAGTTGATCTGATTGCCGATAATGAAATCGCTTGAGCCTGTTCGCCGATAAAGCACGTCGAGAGCGACCGCTCCCGATGGCAACGGCGGCGCGGTGAGCGAAACGCGGGCGAAGCTAGTGCCGTCCGTTGAGACGTAAACCGTCGTGCTGATCAGCGTCGGAGCGTTAGGCGTAGCCGGCGCAGTCGGATCAATCGGTCCAGCCGTGATGACGGACGGCGTGGCTTGAACGTAGCTGGTAAATCCGCTGACGTTCTCGACTGAATCGTAAGCGGTCAGCCAGTAGTAATAGGTCGTCCCAATGGTTACGTCCGTGTCCACGAACCGCGACGCGCGAACCTCGGCGATCTTGTCCGTGTTCGCGTTGGCCGGCGTGATTGCCGATACGTTCCGATAAATGCCATACTCCGAAAAGTCCGGCTCGGTGTTGTCGTTCCAGTCGAGCGAGACGGCCTTGCCGGTGCCGATGGCTGCGCTGAGTCCGGTCGGAATCGCCGGAGCGTCCGTGTCTTTTGCCACCGTGATCGATCCGGAAAGGTAGCTCGTCGAGATCCCAAAGAAACTCTCGCCGTAAATCCGCACGTTGTAGTTCGTGCCAATCGTGATGTCCGAGCTAATGAAGTCCTCGGTCTGCGCGCCCTCGACCGTGTTCCAAGTCAGGTAGGTCGTGCTTGCGGCCGGCTTGTATTCGATGACGACGGACCCGCCCGACTGAATGAACTCCGCAGCCGGTGGCGTCCAGCCGACGCGGATACGTGGCAAGATCGTGCCGTCGGCCTGCACAAGTTGAGTCGTTCCGTCAGCCGTGAGCGAAAGGTTCGTCGGCGCGCCGAGCGTGAACGGGTCGGGCAACGTGGTGTTGGGCGAGTCTGGCACGGCGATTTGGTCGCCGACGGCCCACGAGTAAACCGACGAAGCGGTCTCCCGCAGCGTCATGTCCACAAACACCTGCGGCGGCGTGCCGTCGCTCGCAAAGTTCCACTCCATGACCTCGAAGACCTTCGACGACCAGCCGAGTTTTTCGTTGGTAATCATGACCGTGTCCCCGGCGCGGACCTGCATCGCTTCGAGGCGGAAGCGTGCAGAGAACGTGATCTCTTCCCGAGCGCGGCGCAGCTCCAGCACCGCCAGCCGTTGCGCGCAGCTCGGCGAAGTCGTGAACGGCAGAACCACGTCCCGAAAAAACACGTTGTTGTTGTCGGCGGTGACGTAGGTGGCCGAGCTAATCGTCGGGAAGTCGGTCACCTGCCAGTTGTTCGTCTCGCTGACGTAAACGCCCTTTACGCTGTTCACGCGGTCGCGTGCGCTCGTTCGCGTCTGCACGTTGAGCGGTCCCACGAAGTGCTTCTCGGTCAGCGTCACGGTCGGAATCCGGTAGGCGGACGCGTAAGGAACGATGCGCCCGCCCGTGTAGGCGATCAGGCCGCCCATCGCGCTGAGCAGCTTTCCGATGTTCTCGTCGGGCGATGCGCTCGTAACGATGACGCCGTTGGCCTCGTAGCGGTTCTCGTAAACAGTCGGCGAGAGCGGAAGGATTTGAACCTGTTCCTCGCAGATCGTCGCGGCGACGCCGAAAGCGGTGTCGTCCACCTCGGCGGTGGTCATGCCCATGCCCAGCGCCGTGTCGGTCAGGTAGTCGCGGAGGCAGAGCGCAGCGTTGGCGGAATAGGCGGTTGTCGCCGTGCGCGGGTCGAGCACCTTCTTGCCGCGAATCACGGCGCTGATGTTCGGAATCCCGCTCGGGAATTTCTCGGCGTCCCACGTCAGGCGAACGTAAAGGTAGGC